AATAGTACAGGAAAGGATGGCTGGTTTAGCTACCAGTGTATATGCTACACATGTTCAAATAAAAGCGGCAACAGCACAAGCGGCTGCTTCGGCTGCAAGGATTAAAGCATGGGCTGGTGTTTTATCTTTTGCTTCGCGGAGTCTTATGATTGCTATTCCGATTTATATTGCGGCTAAGGCGGCTATTAAATCTTGGACTGATGCAATTGATCGGCAGATTGCGGCTGAGCGAGCAAGGTCAGATGCTTATTTTAAAACTTTGAAGAAGTATAAAGAGATTGCTGAGATTGTTGAGGAAGTTACTGATAAAGAGGTTACTTTGTCAAGTTCTATTAAAATGATGACTACTCATTATGCTGATATAAGTTCTGCATTCGGTGAGTATATTCGGAAGGCTAAAGGTATAGAGGTGGCTAGTGCTAAAATGACAAAAGCTTTAGGTTATGCTAGTCAAGAAGCAGTTTATATGTATAAAAAGATTAAGGAAGCATTGGAGGCTTTTTTTGAGGGATCGGCTACCCAAGAACAGATTACTCTTTTGGCTAGGGTGGCTAGAGAGTTGGGTATAATTAATAAAGTTTTGGAGAAACAGATTGATCAGTGGCTTAAAGTGGATGCTGTGGCTAGTGAGGTTGGTAATAGGTATCGAACACTTTTACGAAGGACAGATATGCTTAATAAGGCGGTGCAGAGTATAAGGATGCTTCCAACTGAGATGATGGATTCAATGACTAAGGAAGATATTAATGAGCTAGCTAAATTTTTACAAAACTTGGGTAGTTATTTAAGCGAAGATAGTATTTTAGCGGATGCTTTTAGAGAGTCTTTTGGCAGGATGGCGGCTCAGGCTGGTTTATCTTATGAGAATTTGGAAAAGCAATTGGAAAGTTTTCTGCAAGATGTGGTGTTGGTGGCGCAGCATCAGAAAGATCAATATGATATTCAGAAGCGTGTAGATGATCATATGCGTACATTTATTAGTACTATGGAAGAGGCTTCAATGACGACTAGTAGTTTACAAGAATATGCCGCGGGTTTGGTTAAAGCTTTTGATATGATGGGGAAGGCAGTTTCTAAGGGGCAGCTTAAAGAGTGGGTTTTGTCAATGAAAGAGCCTTTAGAGACTTTAAAAAAAAGGTTGGAAGAAGTTAAAAATGTAAAAGTTCGAGAAGCTCTTGAAGGTTGGATTGAAAAGTTAGAGGAATTTAGAAAGAAAAGTAAAGAAACTAATGAAGATTATATAAATCTTATACAGAGTCTGGGTGATGATTTAATTAAACATCAAAGTAAAATTTCTCAGATGTTGGCTGAAATAGAAGGAGAGAGTTGGTTGAAAGTTGTAGAACAGAAGAAAGCAGAAATTGAATTAGTTAAAAGACGGTATCAAAAGGAAATAGAAGAGGCTGAAATGGCGGCTGAGAAAAAGTTGGAAGTGGAGGAAAAATATAATGAATTGTTGAAGATTATGCAGAAAGAATTAGAAATGTCTCAAATGGTGGCTTATTCTCGGTTAGCTGATCAGTTTATAAAGAAAGGAAAAGAGATGATACGGGCAGAGAGGGCGAATTCTGAGGAGCGGGTTAGGATTCAAAAGGAGATGTATAATAGATTGTTAGCTTATTTATTATTTTTTACTAAACTTTCAATTGAGAATATCAAGAAAGTTATGGAGCATTATAAAGCTGGTTGGGAAGAGTTGGCTTCAGCTTTACGGTCGTTTAGTCAGCAGTTAGCCCAGGCGCTTGGAGGTTTTGCTGGAGATATTTTTGATGTTACAAAGTCGATTAAAGACTCTTTTACAAGTCTTTTTCGTTCTATAGTGAGTGCGGCTCGGCAGTATTTGGCTCAGAAGTTAGTTGATTTAATTGCGGAGTCTGTTGAAACTATATTTACAAATATGAGTAATTGGATTATGTTGATTATGGCTATGGTGATTTTGTTATTTTCTGCCATTAATAAAGCTATTAATGACGCAAAAGATGAGATGGATGAGTTAACAGATTCTGTAGAGGAGAATCAGTCTGCTGTTGAAGCTTTGATAGAAGCTTATGAGACTTTTGGAAGTAGTCTTGTTACTTTTAGTGGTAAAGGTTTTAATGGGTTTTATAATTATCTTGATCAAGCATTAGAAGAGATTTGGCATTATTTAGGGAGAGGAACTTTGCCGGGGGCTCCTATGACTGCTTTAAAAGAGCTTATGGATATTTTTACTGCGGCTTTAGATGCTAAGGTTTTTAAGGATGCAATTAAGATAGTAAATGAACTGTTTCAGAAAATAAAGAGCGGAGCGATTTCAGCTTATGTTTCGATAGATACCCTTCAAGAGATGATAGAATCGTTTATTGAGGAGGGTCTTTTGAATGAGGCTTGGGGTTATATGAATCAAGTTCTTGGTTTGATTCGTTCTGGTATTTTGGATGCTAGAGCAGCTTCTGAACTTTTAGGATCTACTTTTGAGGAAATGATAGATGCTGGTCAGGGAGCGTTTAGAGCAGCCTTTAAGTTTATTCAGACTTTAAGAAAGATGGGTATTGAAGTTAAAGAAGTTACTGAATATGTGAAAACGTGGTTTGATACTGGTAGTAAAGGTCTTAAAGCTATGGCTGAGGGTTATACAATAGCAGAGGAAGAGCTCCAAAAATTGATTGAGGCTCAGGAAGAGTTTGGTTGTGCTACTGATCAATATAAAGATCTTCAAAATCAGATAGAGGCTTTAGGGGATGAGTTGGGTCCCGACCTTCAAGATGAGTTAGATAGAACAGCTCGTTTATCTTTAACTTTGTTTGAGAGTATGCTGTCTCAGGGGCTGCCTTTGATAGAAGTTTTTGATGTTATGGGAGATGCAGTGGCTGCTTTAAGAGATCGGTATGCCGCTCTTGGTTTAGAGGGCAGTGAAGCTTTTAAAGTACTATCTGGTATGGTTACTTTAAAAGAAGAAAACGAAGCTCTTTTTAAAGCAATCCAAGGTAATGTGGATGTTCTTAAATCTTTGGGGCTTACTGGTTTTCTGACAACCGAGAGCCTGTCAGATGTTGCTGATCAGGCTTTAAATTATTATCAGCGTCTTGTTGATGCTGGTTATACTTCAGAGCAGGCTTTAAGGATTATGGCTCCTACTTTATCTCAGTTGCAGCATTTTGCAGACGAGTATGGTTATACTCTGGATGCAACCACTCGTTCTATGATACAGCAGGCAGACCAGGCTGGTTTCTTGAAGGATGAATATGTGGATACTGCTGATATTATGAAAGAGGGTTTTAATTCGATGCAAGATGCTATCAGTGATGGTTTTAATATGTTGGATGAGCGTTTGCAGAAATTGATAGAGATTTTTGGGTTTTTAACTGATCGATTATCACAAAAACTTGGTAGGAATTTAAAAATAATGGAAGGGGATGTGTCGAAATTTTCTGATAATGCAACACGAGATGTGCATAGGTTTAGAGATTCTTTTGATGATAATGTTGTGGAGATGGGTGATATTTTTTATGGTGCTTTAGATAGAATGGCGGATTATATGTCTAATGATATGACTTTGGCTGGAGATCGCATGGAGCAGAGTTTGTTGGATAATTTTGATAGAATTGCCCGTTCTGCTGGGGATGCTAATGAAGAGTTAGAAAAGTCTTTCACTCTATTGGATGGTTTAACCAATTTCGGGTTTGATAAAGGGGCAGGAGCAACTATTCCTTCTTTTCAGACAGGGGCTCTTGAAATTACAAAGGCTGGTTTTGGTTATATTCATCAAGGGGAGGCAATTTTACCAGAGCAGATTGCTTCTGCTTTGAGGGCATTCTTTGGTAAACAGACTACTCCTGTGCGATCTGAAGATAGTGGAAATCAGGTTATTGAAGTTAACTTAAATGTTGATGGTGAGAGGCTTTATCATGTGTTGGTTCCATTTTTGAGAAAGGGTGGAAGATATGCTGATTATGAAGTTAATGGAGAGGGGATATTCTAATGGGTAATGTTTTTATGTGGGATACAATTACATTAGATGGTACTGTAACTCCTATCCGGAATGGAGATTATCATCCTTCTTATCCAATTAGTTTTTTAAAAGATATTTGGGTGGATTATTCTTATCGGTCTAAATATGGAAATAATTCTGGTTGGGGTTCTTGGTATATAGATGATAATAATAAATATATAAATTTTAAAGAAAATGGTACAGAATTAACTGCGGTTGTTACACCAGGTTGGTATGATGCCAGTAGTTTGATTGCAGAAGTGGAGGCTGCTTTAGAGACAGAAAGTGCAGCTCATGGGGGAGGTTATTATTATACGGTATCTTATTCGGATAATGCTAATAAATTTAATATTAAAAATGAAAGTGTAGTTTTTTCTCTTTTGTGGGCTACTGGGGCTAATGCTTCTGCTAGTATAGGAGCAGATTTGGGTTTTGATACTTCTTCAGATGATACTGGTTCCGATAATTATACTTCTGATTATGTTAGAATTCATAACTGTGCTGGTTTTGAGATTGCTTCGGGAGATGGCAGTGCAATTGCGATGAAGGGGTGTGTTCTTTTGGGTTTGAATTTAACAGCAAGTTATCAGACTTTAGAGTTGTATCGTTACACGTCTTCGTGGCAAAAGGTTGGGGATTTTATATATGATTCGGATAAAGGTCGCGCACATTTATTTTTTTCTGAAGTTAGCGGATCTAAATGGAAAGTGAAAATAAAGGATTGGATGAATCCTGATGGTTATGTAGAGGTGGGTTTTCCTTTGCTTGGTACTTATATTGAAACTAGCCGGGGTTATGAATATGGAGAAGTTGTTAAATATGAAGATCAAAGTGAGCAAAGAAGAACAAAAAAGGGATACTTAAATATTAGTAGAGGTTATGTTTTGACATTGCGAGGAGTTGATTATATAGTTTTAGATGATGATTTGGATAAACTTAAACAGGTTTATGATGCGGTGGGAGGTCATTATCCTTTTATTTTTGTTGAAGATTTTTCTGATGTAAAGAAAACTATGCAATATTGTTTTTTTGCTTCTGGTTTTAATAAACAGAGGCAGGATGCTTATTTTACAAGGGTTTCATTGAGTTGGTTTATAGAAGGATGATAAAATGAGTGGTGTGGATACTTGGAAAAAACTTTCTCGGTTGCCTAATCCTGATTTAGAGTATGTGGTAAAAGTGAATCCGGGTATTTTTATGGATACTGGTAGTGGTTGGGTTTCTGAGGGTAGTAATACATATTCACATACTTGTGAAGAGCAAAAAGTGAATGCGGTTTTGGATGATGGGGTTGAGTTGACTGAAAAAACATCTGTTGGGGATGTTAAGGCTAATGCTGGGAGTTGGTATTTTGATTTTTATAATCAAATTATTTATGTACATGCAACCGATAATGATGACCTTAGTAATTCATCTACTGATGTGGTTATTATTGTAAAATGTTGGAAGTTTTTTGCAACAAGTGTATTGGAGATTGATGGAATTCCTTGTATGCCAATAGTTCGTCAAGATTCTTTTCCTTTATTGAAGCTTTCAGTTGATGATATAATTGAAGGTTTTTATAAGTTTAATTTTGGATCTTTTAGTATGGAAAATAATGGGTGGTGGGATACTGCGATTGTTGATTATATCTGGTATAATGCTAGAGTTGTTATTGAGGTTGGAAGTCTTTCTCTTCCTTCTTCAGAGTACCAAGCATTTTTTGTGGGTCGTTGGTCTGATGCTTATGTTTCTGATGAGGAGGTTGTTCCTAGTGTTAAGGATATAAGAGTGGGTACTTTTGCAACACTTCCTATTGATCATTATTGGACTTCTAATTATCCTAGGTTAGATCCTAATGCAGAAGGTAGACCAATTCCTTTATTTTATGGGAAAAAGGAGAATATAGTTCCGACTTGTATTCAGATGCCTTGGGAATACACTTCTGCGGTTTCTGGGGTTAATAATGAAGGGGATACTACAATAGAGGTTCAGGAAGAAATTGATGCTGCGGTTCCATCTTCTGGAATTGTGGGTATTAAAGGGAAACCTTTTCATAGATATTATTATACAAGCTGGTCGAACTCTTCTGGTCATGGTATTTTTCAATTGTGTGTAGATGCTGGTTGTGAGCTTATTGGAAATTATTCCGATTCCGATATAGTATATATTGTAGGGGGAGACACTAAGTGGAAGTGGGCGAGCCGGAAAGTGCATTCGGTGAGTGCTGTTCGTTTAAATGGAACTGTATTATCTTCGGGTACTGATTATACTTTAGATTTAGCTAACGCTGAATTAACTCTACATAAAGAAATAGATGTTAATGGGGGAGACGAGTTATTGATTGATGGAGAGGGCTTTGAAGCAGGTGATGGAAGTCTTTTGATTCATGGTTCTGAAATTGCTTTGGATATTTTGAAAAATGTACTTGGTTTTTTAGATGATGATTTGGATTTGGATTCTTTTTCTGCTACAGAGAGTTTAAGAACGTATGAATTAGCTATTTATTTAGATACTGAAGTTGGTTCAAGAGAAGT